GGGGGGTGGTTAGAGTTTATAGGACAGAATGGAAGAGATATTTCAAAACAGATAAGCTCCGAGTTTTCTACTGCTTTCATGTCGTTTATTGACGGAACAAAAACGGCAGGAGAAGCTTTTAGAGATTTTGCCAAATCAGTAATAAATTGGCTTATTAAAATGATTATTCAGCGTATTATATTTAATGCTATAAGTGGTATACTTACTACTTATCCTTCGGAAGAAATTTCTAACATTTCAGCATCAGGCTCACTACCACCTTCACCACGGCAACATGGTGGCTGGATAAATGAGCCAGTTATTGGTACTGGAGTTAGAACGGGAAAAACTTATTCTATTGCTGAAAAAAGACCTGAATATGTTGACAGTGGTAGAAACATGGGACAGAACATAAAACTCATTGTAAATAATAACACTGGAGTACAAACTGAAGCAACACAAGAAGGACCGACATTTGATGGAGAGGCTATGGTAATTTCTCTTTTCCTTAATGCAGTTGAGAAAAATAAAATGGGAGCAAGAGATAAAATGAAAGGACTTTTTTAATGACTGACTTCGTTTCAATACAAAAATCGGATTGGCGTTTATTTAGAGAAAAACCTAAAAAACAGCAAGTGAAAACTCCTTTTGAGGCTGGTTATGTGTTATCACGACCAGTTGCTACATTAATGAAAAGGAATTTTACAATAGGTTGGCCTTCGATGTTACGCACTGATTATGATTTGTTAGTGGCGTTTTTTAACACGTATCAAGGAAGTATATTTAATTTTACTCATCCAATTACCGATGTTGTTTACACGGTTGGATTTATGGATAATGAACTTCCTGAAGCAGAGTCGATTGGAACTGATTATGTTAAACTTGATGGTTTGAAATTAGAGGAAAGATAATGGCTCTTGATATATCGGCACTTGCTAATATAGAAAAGAACAAGCTTGGAACATCGGGTGTTTGGGCTGTGTTAATGAAGATCATTTTACCTGACACTACTATTATTAGAGTGGGCAGTGATAACCAAGACGTTGTTTGGCCTGCTACTTTTGAGAAAAGCCTGCTTGAATATACAGAAGTCGATCCTAATAGCCGTTTGACTGTTGCCGCTTTACAAGTGACATTAACAAATATGTCAAGGAATGAACAGACATATCTTGTATATGATTTAGGAACAGATTTCTTTCATGGAGATTTCAGAATTGATTTTGGTGTTAATATAACTGCGGGACAACAATCAAGTAAGTTTTCTCCTATATTGCTCACAAACTCTTTGCATGAGAGTAGGTGGTTTGAAGATAATGCAGGAGATTATTTGGGAGCTTATTATTTTAGACCCACAACATTAATACATCATTTGAGGTGTGCTGAGTGTGATGGTGGAAATATTTATTCTTCTGCTGATAATATAGATTTGAACACAATGTATTATTGCTCTCTTGAAAGATTGGAGGGAACAGGTACGTATGGTACATTGTATCTTAAAATATATACTGATTCAGATAGAACAATATTAAAATCTACATTGCCTATACCTTTGCACACAAGCAAAAAAGATTTTAGATATTTAATGGTGGCTGTTTCTAATGATATTAATTCCAATACTATGTGTTCAGCAATAGTTTCAAATGTTAAAATTGTTCCTTCAGCTTCATATACATGGACAAGGTTTCCATTTGAACTTGATGAAATAGGAGAAAATTCAAAAGGAGAAGTTCCCGGGTTTGAAGTGAGGGTAGGAAACACCACAAGAATAATGCAAACCTATATGGAGATGGAAGGAAATGAAGGAGGAGTTGGTTCAGAGATTGTGCTGTATGTGGTAAATACGAATTTTTTATTTGAGCCTGATGCTGAAGTGACTCTTAATTTTGAAGTTAAGGATTCCTCTTGTGATGATATGTGGGCGCATTTTACGATTGGTGCTCCTAATCCTTTTAATAATAGGTATCCGAGAAACAGGCTACTTAAAAACTTTTGCCGTTATGATGTTTTTGGAGGAGACCGTTGCCAGTATGCTGGAGCAGAAACATCATGTAACAGAACAATAACAAGGTGCAGGGCACTTGGTAATTCAAACCATTTTGGGGGAGCACCAGGGGCTGGAAGACGAGGTATTTATGTCTAAAGTGAACTTAGATGATCTTATAGGGATTCCCTTCTTAAATAGAGGGCGGAGCATCTGTGGAGCAGACTGTTGGGGAGTAGTCATGCTTACTTTTGCTAAATACAAGATAACAATTCCTGATTTTATAGTTTCCTGCTTTGATTGTCTGAAAATAAACCAAATGATTGATGATCAAAGAAAATATTGGTTATCACTTGATGAACCAGAAGAACCATGTCTTGTTGTTCTTAGAACTGATTCTAAAAACCCAAAAGTATGTTGCCATAATGGTGTATATGTTGGAGATGGTCTTTTCCTTCATACATTTAAAAAAAGAAATTCTTGTAAAGAACCTATTAATCACCTTCTTTGGAAAAAGAAGATAGAGGGATTTTATAAATATGTCGGAGATAGTAACTCCTAATAAAGTATGGTTAACAGTAATTAAAAACCCATTTGATCCGCACAGGTCACGGTTTATCAAATTTGTTGATTGGAAAGGGCCCGGCGTTCCTATATCTGATTACATAGGAGAAGTTCTTTCTCCTTCAGACAGCTTTGACTTGGAAGTAGCAATTGATGGTAAGAAAGTGTTGCCTGAAAATATTTCTTTTGTGATCCCTTCTTTTTCTTCTAACATTGTTGTTTGTCCTGTCCCTAAAGGAGGAGATGGTGATACTAATAAAACTTTACGCACAATAGCCATGATTGTTGTGGTAGTTGTTTCTGTTATAATTTCAAAAGGGGCTCTGGGTCCTTATTGGGGAAAGCTTTTTGCAGGCACAAGTGGCGCTATAATGGGAGCTTTATTTGCAATGGCTGGGACTCTTTTAGTAAACGCTCTTTTGCCTCCAATAATGCCTGACATACCTCCAGAAGGTTCTGGATTAATTTCTTTAAGTAATTCTCCCACTTATGGTTGGGATTTAATGGAAAATAGGGATATAGAAGGATATCCATTTCCAACACTTCATGGCACGATGAGAGTATTTCCTCCAAAACTTGCTCAATTTTTCACTATGGATAATGACAAACAATTTTTAAATATTTTATATGTAATAGCCGACCATGCTGTTGATAGTATCACGGATATTGAAATAAATAATAATCCATTGTCAAATTATCCAGATGTTGAAATTATTACTCGTTTAGGCACAAATGATCAAGAAGTTATTCCTTTCTTTAACGACACAATAGAAGAGACATTCCCAAACCTACGCATACCCTTTGATGGCACTTACACTTCTTCAGTGAGAACAACTGGAAACACAGTTGAAGGCCTCAGGGTAGGTCTTACTTTTCCAAATGGTTTGTTTTATATGAAAGAGAATGGCGGTCTTGGTATTGTAACTTTAAAACCCAAAATAAGCCATAGAAAAGTGGGGGACGTTGCTTGGACAGATTGGGCTGATTTAACTGTATTACGAGATAACCGCCAAAGAACAATTCGGCGAATGTATAATTTTTCTAATGAAATAGACAGATCGGCTCTGACAATTACTAATTCAGGAGAGTATGCAGTAGGAACAACCTTTGATAGTGATGTTGCAAGTAGTAATATTACTATTCCAGAAAACATACGTAAGATAAGGGTGGATGGTTATTTTAATGGTTGTTTCACTGCGGATGTAAATGATGATGATGGTAATCATGATTATTACCGAAATTATGAACTTGAAGTAATACCAAAATTATATTGGAAAATAAATGGAGCATGGACACCTTCTCCCATAACCGGAGATGCTATTTTTGTTAGAGCTAATGCAAGAACAGCTTTCTCACTAGTTTCTAATGAGGAACCCACATATGACATTACTGATTTTAAAGTTCGATTTGTATATGATTCTAGAAAATCAGGTCACGGTTATGCACAGGATGATTTTATTCCAACAAGTCCAACAATGAGATATTATGAAAAAATAACGATAACGTCCTATGTTGGTTATAATAGACAGGCAACATTAACAGCCGGAGAATATGATGTAAAAGTGGCTTATGTTAATGATTATTCATTTATGGAAACTACCAGATACTCGGCTACTGGATATTTTGCATTGCTTCAAGAAGTGGTTTACGATGATTTTGAATATCCTGGAGTTTCTTTACTGGCTATAAAAGCTTTAGCCACCGCTGAATTGTCGGGAGCAGAACCAAGAATCTCTTGCCTTGCTTCACGGTTATCCGTTTTAGTTAGTGATGGAGAATCGGTTGTTTCAAAAGAAGCTGATAGTCCTGCTTGGGCTTCCTACGATATGCTTTGTAATTCGGATTACGCTTATGGTGTTAATTATTCACGTATAATATATGCTGACTTCCTTGCTTGGGATACTGAATGTAAGGCTAAAAACAGATCATACAATATGTATGTTGATTCTCCTATGAGTTTGCCTGAGGCATTGTCTTTGCCAGAAACATTAGGCAGAGGACGTATAGTACAGAAAGGAACTGATTTTGGCGTTGTTATTGATAAAGCTGATTCTCCCGTTCAACAATTCTCTATGGGTAATATTGTGCAAGGATCGTTTAAGGAATCTTTTCTTCCAAAAACAGACAGAATTAATGTAATTGAAATGACCTATTTTGATTCTACTTTATCACATTCAAGGCAAACTGTAGAAATACGATCACCTGATTTTGATACTACTACTCAACAAATAAATAAAGTACAAATAATTTTATATGGATGTACTGATAGAACTACAGCCATAAAACACGCTCAATTTTTATTGCTTTGTAATAAGTATTTATTGAGAACTGTCTTTTTTGATGTTGATATTGATTCTCTTGCCTGCCAGGCTGGTGATGTTATATATGTAGCCCATGATTTGCCTCAATGGGGGTATTCAGGAAGGATTGTATCTGCCACTACAAACACAGTGACACTTGATCGGGAAGTTACAATGCAGCCGGCTAAAGTATATAAAGTGCTTGTCAGACACCAAACGGATGATGCATTAGAGGAAGTAACGCTTGATTATGTAGCTGTAGAAACCACTTCAGCAACTTTGAATTTAAATGGTAATTGGACTACTATACCTGATAAATATGCGGTTTATTCTTTTGGAGAATCAAATAAAATAATTAAACAATTTAGAATATTTTCAATTAGCCGTTCTAAAAAACAGCAACGATCAATAAGCGCACTTGAATATAAATCTGAAGTGTATTCTGATTCTTTAATTATACCTGCTTTTGAATCTGAAACAAGTCTCACATTTGTTTCTGATTTAACCGTGACTGAGTTCTGGCTTCAGTCTGATCAAGGCAAAGGCATTATGAATTTGTCATGGATGGGAGACGGTTTAAAATGGTATGTGTTTTATCGGGTGTCAGGAA